TCATAGCTTCTTGAATAGCTTCTACTGCTAAAATACCTTCGTGAGTTTCAAACATGCGCTCAATTGCTGGCATAGAATTTTCTGGAAAGAATTTAGTTGCAAACATAGATGCAGCCTCAATGCGTTGCTCTGAACTTTCACCGAGCTTTGCAGCTTCAGCATCAAGATCAGGCATAGAACCTTCAACTGACTCCATATACATATCTATGCCCTTTTCAAACTGGGTTTGACTGTATCCGCTATTAAATGCTTCTTCTGCCCACCACTTTAGTAGACTATTATCGACAGCTTCTTCGCTATCTACGCTATCAGGCAGTGCGTATTCACCTGACGATGCTGGCCTTTCAGCAAACTTATCAGATTCATACTCTTCCTTAAACTTAACACGCAAATCTTCTTCTTTAGTGCCAAGCCTAGACTCTAATTCTTTATAACCTTTAGCTAAATCTTCACCGCTTTTGTATTTTTCGGGCAACCATTCTGGTCTATCAGGCGTTAAATCCTCAGCAACTACAAAATCACGCGGCTCTTCTGTAGCGGTTTCTGTAGTTTCGGAAGTCGTTAATGTTTCATTCATTTGTTTTTGCTCCTATGTGCGTGGGATATGCGCCGCTCTAAAAGGCCAACAATATAACGCTGGCCTTCCATATGGCGTAGTTCTTCTGTAGTCACATTAGGCCCATGTACCATTTCTATGGTAATGGATCGCAAATACTTTAATACAGCTGCACCAGCAGGGGTACTAACAACTTCGGCTACCTGTTGGCTAATCTGTGTATCTTGACTAGACGCCCTTTGATAACCATCGACTCCAATATTAACCTTGTTGTTCAATCACTTGTTCCTGTGGTTGTTGCTGTTGCTGTTGTTGCGCCATTTGCTGCGCTAATGCAGCTATTTGTTTACGCTGTTCTTCATCACGAATCAAGCTTTCAGGCACACCAAACTTTTTGGCTAAATGAATTGCAGTTTGTTCACCATCAATAAGTAGCTGCAACATTTCTGGGCCAAACGTACCGCCAACCATTTCAAGGAAACGTCCAACGCTAGAAATATCTTGGTTAGATTGTGCTTGGGCTAGTGGAGATACAGAACGAACCTTAACTTCACGACCATTAACAGTAGGCACATCAATACGTCCTTGCTTTTTAAGGATGTAAATAACGCGCTGCAGTACAGGTTGAACAAGTTCAGCTTGCAATCTACCAAAAGCAGCACCCATTCGCCTAGACAAATCTGCCATACGCTCTGCAACTTCTGTAGCTGATGCTGGTGTTTTGTCAGGATTACCAAGCATATCGTTATACAAGGCACGTTTAATGTTTTGACGCATATCACCTAGCACAAGCTGGGCTACATCAAAGTTTCCAGCTGCACGAATAGGCTGCAGTCCAGCAGAACCCATAGCTTTTGGAATGATAGAGCCTGGGACTAACTGTATTGTATCAGGATTTATAACCCCATCATCTTCCATTTGATATATACCAGAGATAGACATCTGTGCGTTCTCAAGTATCATTTCAATAGTTAGGTTTGTAGTTTTAATAGCAGATAAAGCATTAATAAGTGGGCCTCGTCCATATACTTCACCAGCACATTTAGACCAGCGGAAACAAATAAAGGGATTAGAACCGCTACCTGTCATCTCCTTATAGTTTATAACTGTATTGGTTGTCATACAGAAAGCATAACTAAGATAGGCTTCCTCAAGTGGCTTTGCATAATCACGACAAACAACTTCAAGGACTGTTGTTGTCTTATCCATACCCATATTGTTTTCAACTTTAGGATCAAGAGTGCCGTTAGGATACATAAGCTTCAAGTGATCGTACTTTACGTTCTTACGCTCACGGAAAACATGGTCAATCTTGTCATCAGGGCCAGTATCTAACACAACATGAGGTAAAGGAATGGCAGCAAAGTTGACAGGGTTAAGAGCATTGCCTTCTTCTACGCATAAAATACCTGTACCAACTGCTAAATCCATAAAGGATTCATGTACTTCTTGGCTAAAGTTAGAGTTTTGTAGTATCTCAAAGACGTATTCTGTTACTTCATCAAGCTCATTATTAACTTTTTCGCGCTGTTCTGGAGGCACTTCACTACCAGCCATGAGGTCAGCCCACCTAGCAAAATTAGGAACAAGCCCAGACTGGAGGCGGCTAGCAAATTCTTGCACACCCACTACCGCAGTCTCATCAAATATCTTATCATCCCTTCGCTGCCCAGCAGATTCAGCATAAAAACTTTCACGTTGAGGCAATGCGTACTCGTAGCACTCCTCGAACAACGGAACCCAGTTCTCTCGAAAGGACTTGGCTTTTTCATACTTTTGTATGTACTGTTTAGCTGCTTTGTCCATTAGCCAAAGCGACCCAAATAACCACCAGCGCCAGTTTTAAACAAAGAACGGCGACCAGAACCACCACGAGCGCCACGACGTTCAGTACGTGATTCTATTGCTTCGCCAATGTCTTCACGCTTCTCTTCGGCGCGACCTTCAATTTCTGTACGCTTTGCATCTTCCGCAGCAATTCTATCTGCAGCTGCTTTTTCAGCTTCTTTATCTATATCCGCTTGGCTTCTGCCGCCACCACCACCACACATATTGTTCTCCTTGTTTAGTTTCATATTGGTTGGCATAAAAAAGATAAGTTTTCAATGCACAATTTACATCCGTGACCACAAACCTGATCTTCGCTGTGGCTTTTTACCACGATTAAACACGTCAAAACTACTTTTAGCTACAGTTGGTATGGCTGGCTTTTGGTTATTCATTAGCGCACGACCTTCACCAGCACCCAACATCATGTATTGCAGCGCATCATGGACGTGAGAAAACATATTCTTATCAGGTTTATCTGCATATCGCTCACCAGATACTTCCATACGGCGATACTGATACCCACCCTCAAAGCCTTTAATCAATTGTTGACACCGAGGGTCTATAAGAAATGCTGGTTTACCATCACTCATCTTCTGCAATTGAGTAGCAACAGACTCAAGTCTAAGGTCTACAGAGTTTGACGGAGCAGGGAACGCTCGCAATCCAGCACCACGCAGTATGTGGAATGGAGTAGATTCATCTGTCTGCGCGCGGAAATCACCAGCTGGATCGCCGTATATAAATACTTCTGAGGCTTGGGAAAACCTAGTTGCAATCTCTTCGCGCATTACTTCTGCAAACCTTACAATACCCATGTCAAATGCAACCAGTTCTTGCTGTATTAACCAGCGTCCACGCACCTTTTGACCCAATGTAGCGGCTGGAGTAAGGCCAAAGTCAATGCCAATGTATAGCGGAGCGCCAGCAGCAATAGGTATTTCCTCCCTTGCTACGTGTATATCAGGAGAAAACATCTGATAAATGGGCTTGCCATCCTGTATCGAGCCTAGTTTGTTCATAACATACACATCAATCCAGCTCTTAGTCTTACCTCGTATCAGGTTAGAGTAGTAATCAGCTCGCATGTATTCTTTATTTTCAGCGACATCATTAGGAACATAGTCTTCTATCTCGCCCTCGTTGTCATGCTTCTCTACCATGCCGCTGGGCTGTGTATAAAACGACCAGTTGTCTGGCTTGACCAACATCTTAGCTTGTTCGCGTGGGATATGATCGGGTACTGGTACTTCACCAGACATAATAGGCCACCAGTGATCCTCTTCTGGGGCGTTAGTATCAGCGATAACTCCTGTCCAAGTAGCACCACCATCACGCATAGAAGGGAAACGACCAACACGCATGGTGCAAGCGTCAATAATTGACTTAGGAATCTCTCTAGCTTCGTTCACCCAGATGCCAGTAAGCTCTAATGATAGCAATTTTTTTACATCTTCTGGCCTATCAAGGGCTAAGAACAGGACTTCAAGCTCAAGTTCGCCCTTTCTTATCATATGTGTATAGGGAACAGACCAAGTAAACTTGCCCCAATCCTCTTCGGGAAACCAATCAAGCCATGTTTTAATTGTTGTAGTCTTTAGCTGTGGGTTTGTATTACGAATGATAGCCCATCGGCTACGGCGTATACCTTTTTTGTTAGGCTCTTGTGCAAGGGCGCGGCGAAAAATTTCTACGCAACAGGACACAGACTTACCAGAGCCAACAGGCCCACGGATACCACGAAAGAACGTGTCATCTTTCATAAAAGCCTTAACTACTTCGCCATCTGGCTTGTATCTAAAGTCGGTCACTTATCTAATATTCCCATATTCGCGCCAACTCTTATCATATGTGACGCAACTTCGGGGCCAATAGCCTCTATAATCTTGTCAGTTTCATATAGAGTTACAAAATCTTTAGGGTGATGCTGCATGTGAACCATCTGAACAGCCCTACGAAGGGTATCTCTCTCTGGCTGAGAAAGGGTATTAAGAAAATTCAATGCTAACTTTCCTTTTTGTAAGGCGTTGCTCGCTTCTTGCGAGGCTTACTCTCTACCACTACAACAGGTTCTTCGACAATAAGTAAACGCTTAGACTCTAAACTGCGAGTAGCACCGCTGTATGGATTGCCAAGAAATTCATGTATAGCGCCCTTGTAAGGCACTCCATTTTTAAATGTATAAGACACACTCTATCCTTTTTTAAGTAAACTTTTCTTCTTAGGAAAGCCAGCTTGCATATTCTTGTAAGCTTTATCGCTGACTGTAGATTTAGATTTAGACCTACTCGTTCCCTTTTTCTTACGTGCGTTAATGTTCGCGTATAATCCTTTTGCCATTACTTCTTCACCACCTTCTTATGAACTAAAAGCTTGCTGGTAGCAGTGTGCTTCGGGCCAGACATAAGATTGCCGTTGGTTTTGTGAGTAGCACCCTTATATTCTTTGCCATTCTTAAAGTAATGTTTAATACCTTTAGCCATTATTGCGGTTCTCCTTTAATCATTCAAAATTTCTTGAGGTAACTGAAGGCAAAGAATATTTGTTGCCGTAGTCTTTAACAAGACGTTTTACTTTTTGCTCTCTTAGCAACAAAGATTTCCTGCTTTCTTCACCTTTGACGCCTCTTTTAGCTTTATCAAATCCTGCGGCCATAAGGCTGATAATTTTTCTTGGAGACACTAGTTTTTCAACACGCTTACCTTTTATTGTAGTAAAGTCGCTTGCAAACTTTGACTGCCCCTCATAGCCAACTGTGTTCTTTAGCTCGGTTTGTATTTGTTTTAATAATGTTTTGGCTGAAGGGTCGTTCCCTGACATTTTTTTTTCTTCAATTTTGCTAGGCATTTTTCTTATTCCTTTTACTAATAGCTGCAGCCTTTGATTTAGCATCAGCTTTTGATGAAGCGCCCCACGCCTTTAGGCTTAGAAGCAAGCGAGTGGGTTTCCCCTTAGAATCCCTTTCGGGGCCTTTATTGCCAGCCATGCGAGACAAAAAAGAAGATCGCCTGGGGTTATCCCCAGACCTAACTGGAGCCTTTAAAGTACCGCCCTTATAACTAGCGCGCCCCTTAGCATTAAGGCCACCTTCAGGATTCTTACCCTCATTGCGTGTCCAAGCAGGGGTACTCATTTGCTATAGGGCATCAGCAAAGAACGCGCACCATCAATGCCGCCTTTCTTCTTAGGCTTAGTAACATCACTCATTCTCTCGCCCTGATCCGTGCGCTCTTTCTTATCGCCAACAGCTAAAGTAGGTAAGTCACCATACTCAATCTTATCTCTTTCGTAAATCTCTTCTGTCTTTGCAGATACCGATCCACCACCACCACCACCAAAACACATTACTCAGCCTCCTTTGTATAGCCGCTACTCTTTAAAGCCTTCTTAGCTGTAGAGTTATCACCACTGTTATCAAATGTCTCAGGAACCTTATCACCAAATCTACTCATTATCAAAACCCTTTTTTAAATTAAATATTTATAACTCTTTTGTGAGAGCCTTTTTTAACAATCATGTGAGTGAGAGACCAGTAACCATAAGTGATGTTGTAAGTTTTGACCCCCCACCCCCTAGCCCAGTTCTATACTCACCTTGATATCCCCTGCCAATTGTACCTGTGACCTATCAATCGGCTTAAACCCAGCACGATCCAGTAAGTCCTTGCTAGCTTCCAGCTGCACGTACTCAGACTTAGCGCCCTTAGCGAGCCCTGCCAACTGGTGTACGGCTGCAGGAGCATGTTTACCAAACTCCTTAGCTACCACTTCCATCATGTACTGTTGCACATGTGCTAGCTTCATACTCTTCTGCGCAGTCACTCTTCCGCTGTCGCCTTCAGCGTACCCAGCCTCTTGGCTAGCCTTAGTTAGGTTACCACCATTTGCTACATACGCTTCAACAAATGCGCTTTGTTTACGTGTAAGCTTTCTTAATGCAATATTGTTCATGTTATCCTTTACTGTAGCCCCCCTCTCCCTCTCTCCCCCCATGTCTAGCACGTCTATTATACCCTGTGTCAACGCACAATCTACATCTATTGGGCGATTATCAGGCTGTCGTGAATCGAGCCAAGTGGTCTCGACCCTAAAGGGCGTCCATCCTGATCGCGGCGTTGTTCTCAGTGTCCACCCCTAACACTAACGTATTGTCTGTTGCCGCGACCATGACTTCCTAAGCTTGTCGGTGATGACTAATACATTCCTAACTTGATGAAGAATAAAGTTATCCATTCCTTAGTAATCAACGAAAGCTCAGGTTCCTGTGTCATGGTCACACAACAAACAATTGTTATCACTAACACACACACGAACCCCCGTGCGGATAATGCCTCGCTATCGCAACATAAATAAGCAGCCCTCAACCCGACATGCTCCAACGCTACGCTTATGTGCGCGTGATGGGTAATAAGATTATCAATTTTTCAAAGAGGAAAAATGGTCACTACGTTTAATCTTAATGACCGCTACTTATTTCCGTGCTTGTATGAGTTGCATATCCACAAGGAGGTCTTGTGGTTGTAGTCAAACAGAAATGAGGAATCAAAATGTATACATTAATAAATTGCATCGGCACAGAGTGTAAAGATATATCACGATACACAACAAGAGAAGCAGCGCAGCTTGATGCTGACGGATTAAATAAGAGCAGCAATCTGTATCACAATAATCTTTATACTTATGCCGTAGTAAAAGAAAAGAAGATAGAAATAATAGAATAATATATATAAGAAGTAACATCCCTTACCTAATAGTCACGCAATTATCCAGCCTGCCCTACGGCGCTACGCGGGCTGGACAATCACGAGCCTAAGAGGACGTGGATGGGTTAATAAATAAGATAATATTAAATAATGTAACTCAAAAGAGGAAATACAAAATGGAAAATACAATCGTATCAAAAGTACAGGAATTATACAGCAACCCAATGGAAACATATGTAGCTACAAGCAATTTAGATGGAGGTGCAGATGGTTGGAAGCAAACTGATCCCATGACATTCATCAGACGTATGAAGTTGGAGCAAGAGATACGCTTCCTAGAGTTCTGGTTGCCACGTATGCAAAAGAATCTATCTGAAGCGCAGCGCTGGGCTACCATATGGAAGACCCAAAACGGAGGCGACGAGATTGGAGAAACTAAATTCCAAGCTGCTAAAGCTAAGGTCAAAGGTGAATTGTTTACAGTAAACTTCATGCAAAGCGAACTTGATGCCACGCAGCTGGCATATCTTGAAGAGTATGAGAAACCTTTTACTTCAATACCTCTCAACACTAACGTCGGAGACGTAGGAGACGGAACACCAACCTATAGGGAGCTGACCAAAGAAGAAGAAGAAGAGTGTGAAGCACTAGGTATATAACAATCAGAGGGGGGCAAGCGCCCCTCTCTTGACCCATGCTCAGGAGGACAACATGGTAACAAGACAAGGCAAGGCAAGACAAGAAAAGCAAGAAAGAAAGAAAGAGGTATTGTTAAATATCTTAGAACTTATCGCTTGCTTAGGTATAATGCTCACACCTCTAGCTTTGCTCTTGTTTTGAGCTGCCTTCAAGGCTGCACGCTGGTGAGGTGAGAGTGTGTGTATGCAATAAGCGAATTACATTACTTCAAAATACTATTTTAACATAGAAGGATTAACCTAATGGGAAGAGTAAACGATATGACTATTGGAATTGAACAAGATAAAATCACAGAGGAAGAGGAGACATTCGTTAGTGACTATGAAGAGAAGCCAATCAAAACAAGGATACAATTTCACCTTAACTTTATGGTGATGTTGTTAAATGCTGGTCGCGTTGAGATGGCAGAGGTGTCGTTAGAAAAAGCAAACGAACTGATTGAAGGTGCAATTATAACGGAAGGTAAAGGTCAATGAATATAGATGTATATGATTGCTTTCACCGCACATGGTGGTGGGAGAATCCTGATTGGCCTAATGGTTTAGAACCACATGCTGGTCGTAAGAATTTTTTCTTTAAGAATACACATTGCAATGAAACGCAATCGTTTCTTACTGAACAAGAAGCCATAGACTTTTGCCGAGTATGGAATGACACGCATGATGCTGGTCGTTACAGTCTTAAAGCAGAATTTCAATTAAGAAACGAGGAGGTTAGACGATGATAGACTGTTCAATACATGATATAGTTAAGGTGCATCAAAGCACCAAGCAATTCCCCACCTTTGCTGTAATAAATTTAGTTATAACACAAGGTGATGGTCAAGAAATCAACATCACATTGTATAATAGAAAGTCCAAGATAGAATGGATCGAAGATAAGGAGATACGAATTGTACGTTAAGAAATCACCGCCGATGTCGCGGCAGCACTATGAATTTATAGCAGATTTAATGGGGCCAATGGTTGCTTGGCCCTCACATCTTATTGATATAGCTGATGCTCTTGAGAAAACTAATCCTAAATTTGCGCGTGATAAATTCCTAGACCGAGCAACAAAAGCATGGGAAGATAACAATAACATAGGAGAACTAGACGATGAAATCAGATATTGAAACTTACTTCTTTGAGAATCAAGATAACATAGCCTTTAGTGCTTGCCCAGATTGTGATGGCAGCGGAGGTACATATGATAATATGCCGTATGTCAATAAAGATAACATCACATACTGTCAAGTAATCTTTAGTGACTGCACCAATTGCGGTGGATCAGGTTATGTAGATGACTACAACCTTGACTGGATTGAATGACTGCTGCATAAGCGCAGCATGATGAACAGTTACTGGCATTTGATACAGGAAAAACATAAAGGTTTGAACATACCTTTGCACTTAGTCTTTGTTAAGGCTGGACTTCCTACATCTACATACTATCGCACATTAAATGGAACAACTGAGCTGCGTTATGAAACTGCAGCTAAGGTATACCGAGTAATGGAATTGATGGAAGGTGCATACTCAACATCAAAGGACAAGCGAAAACTTAAACTAAAAAAATGAACATAACATACAACGATATGATAACGCAGCTGATTGATAGACGAAATCAAATAGGTTTGTCACAAGAAAAGCTTGCATTTGATATAGGTTGTACGCCATCATTGATACACAAATGGGAACAACACAAGCGTGTCCCATCTGGTTTCATGCTCGCTTGTTGGTTGGATGCTCTTGGCTGTACGTTCGAAATCTGCACGAAAGATATTAAACAAGAACACATTTAAGTGTGATGCTTGTGGTCAACGCACTGATATGTTCGTTCAAATCATGGCGTCAATCAAGCCAGCTATGTACCACACCATATGTCTTAGCTGCTATGAGGAGGAAAGATGGCAAACAAAAATAAGTCTAAAGGAATCTACCATGAAAAAAGATTCTGCGAATGGCTCGACAAAATTGGTATCGAAAACTACCGCGTCCCCCTCTCAGGTGCGCTCGGAGGTGAGTGGAGTGGTGACATCCACATCACATTGGGCGGACGAAAGCTGGTAACAGAAGTTAAGTACCGAGACAAATCAAATTTCCCCAGTCCCTTCACAGTATTAGAGGGGCGTGACCTTGCCATGTATAAACGTAGGCATGGCGATCCACAATCTCTGGTAATAATGCCAGCAGAATTGTTTGAACATTTACTAGGAGTAAAGAAAGATGAATCAGACTAAACAAATAGAACAACATCTTAACAAAGGCTATTCAATCACAGCATATGAAGCATTAAATCTGTATGGCTGCTTTAGATTAGCGTCAAGAATGTATGAGCTTAAAGAATCAGGCTATCCTTTTCATAAAGAAATGGTTACATTAGATAACGGCAAGAGAATAGCGGAGTACAGAAAAATAAAACTTCCAGCATGACGAGCAGTCCACGCTGGAAGTAACTCAGAAGAGAAACAATTGGAACAGGAAGGAACCAAATGTATGCGGACATACTACTACGAGATATAATAACTTGGCAAGTAAACAATTCAAATGCAAAATACTTAATGATTGTGCTTGCTAGTTACACAAACTTAGATGGTATGTGCTATCCAAGCATACCAACTCTCGTAAAAAAAACAGAACTCAGCAGAAGCACAGTCATACGCGCTATCAATTGGTGTGTAGATAATAACTATCTGACTCGCAAGTCAGGCTGGCTAGGCGTTGCTAGTGTATATCAATTCGTTCACCTAAAGGAGACAGACATGACAGACACCAGTGTCACACAGACACCCCAAGTAATATCTAATGTAATAGATATATATACTAATAGTAATACTACTTCGGGTGTCACACAGACACCACCCTTCGAAGACTTCTGGTTAGTATACCCACGCAAGATAGCTAAGGGTCATGCTCGCAAGGCGTACGAGAAGGCATGTAAGATAGCTGATCCACGTGCTATACTTATAGCAGCTGCAAATTTTTCTAATGCAATGCAAGGTAAAGACAGACAGTTCATTCCTCACCCAACGACATGGCTTAACGGCGAGCGATGGGAAGACGAGCTAGATCACATAGCACCACAGCCCAAGAACAATACAGATTTCTTACAGGATATACTAATGGATATGCCTCAAAATAAATTAGCCATACAGAAGGAGTAACACATGACCCTTAACGAGCGTACAATTTCTATCGGTTCGTGGCTGCAGCGTGTCTTAAAACGCTACTCACCACCAGCCAGCATGGATCGTGAGACATTAGGTGACGAGCTTAACTTAATTGTCAATGATATTAACAGCTACATACCCTCAAACTTTAACCCTAATGACATCAATGCAGTGCTAGAGAAAACAGATGTTCATGTCAGAGCTTACCAAGCGTCAAGGTCATGGCCTACTATCAAGACCTTCATCGAATCTACTAAGAAAGCTGTCGATGAATACGCTCGCAATACATTAATAGCTAGCGACCAGCCTGTTGCAATGGTCAGCAATCAGGCGAGTATGGTCAAGCGTATTAAGAATGGTCACGACATACCAGACTGGTTGTTAGCAGAAGACTGTCCTTATCGTGAGCAATTACTTGCAGAGACAGACCTTCAAGAATCAGACTTCAATAAATACATTGATCCTACTGCGTAGTTGCAGTATATAACTAACTGAAAGAGGAGAATAAATATGGAACGTAAAGGATTTATAGGTGGCAGTGATGCTGTCAAAATTATGAATGGCAATTGGTATAACCTGTGGGAAATTAAAACAGGTCGTGTTGAGTCAGAAGATTTATCTAACAACCTAGCCGTGCAGATGGGTGTGCTTACCGAAGACTTTAACATCGAATGGTTTGAAAAAGAATATGATAAACGAGTAACTGCTCAGCAGTGTGAGTTCAAACGCTCAGCACATGGAGTACCATACAAGGGTACGATTGATGGACGCATTGATGGAAGCAATGCCATCCTTGAAGCCAAGCATACCTATGCTCACAATACTATTCACAATGTAGCAGAGTATTACATGGCACAAGTGCAGCTATACTGCTGGTTAGCTGGTACTGATGGTGCATACATGTCAGTTATCTTTGGCAACAACAGATGGGAAAGCACATACATACAGGCAAACAGCTCCTACTTAGCTGTCATGCTTGATGCTTGTTCAGATTTCTGGGGCCATGTCGAAAGCGATGACGAGCCTATTGGTCACGACCAGCCCATCGCATCACCAATCAATCAAGTATTGATAGACGATATGGTTAAGCGTGACGCAAGCATGGACAACCACTTCACTTCGATTACGCAGGACTACATTGATAATGAGTCAGCAGCTAAATCATTTGACAGTGCAAAGAAAGACTTGAAGGCAATGGTCGCGGACAATGAACGTGAGGTTTATTCAGACGACATAACAATAAGGCGTGACAAACGAGGATCGTTACGCATCAGCAAGAGGAAGAAATAAAATGAGCAACTTAAAAATATGGGACAATCTAGCAACATCTGATCCTAAGTATCTAAAGAAGGTAAGCTTCGGATCACGTAGCTTCACATCTATTGATCCACAGTATCAGGTACACATGATGACTAAGCAATTCGGCCCAGTCGGTGAGGGTTGGGGCTGGCACAACACAACAGAATTTGTGGAAATATCTAATGGTGACAAAGCTGTAGTAGCGCATGTCAGTGTATGGCATGGATCACAAGCAAATACATTCGGCCCCTTTACTGGGTGTCGTAAGTTCTTTGATAGCGCCAAAGGTCGTATGGCTGAGGACGCTCCGAAGATGGCTATCACTGATGGCCTCACTAAAGCCCTATCACATGTAGGGTGTAACGCCGATGTCTTCCTTGGGAAGATGGATGGTAATAAGTATGCCGCAGATAGCGGCGATAAACAAGCTGGCAGTAGCTGGTAAAATAGGAGTCAGAAGCATGACACAATACGACAACACTAACTCAGGCGCAGCCTTTAAACCCTTCGATACTATGAAGATGATCTTGCAAGGCAAGATTAACTTAGAAGGTAATGACCGCAAGGTTGTACTGGTTGCAGATGAAACAAAAAATGGTATGAAAATCATAGAGGTTTACCAAAAGGTAGGCGTGTTCTTTGAGAATGATAAGAAGGGCAATGACAATGCACCTGATTACTCTGGCCCAGTAGAAGACTACGCTACTAACAAGTCAATGCAAGTCGCTGGCTGGAAGAAAGCAACGTCAGATGGTAGCAACTATCTATCTATCCAAGTCACTGAGAGACAAGGTGGCGGTGGAGCTAGACCAATAGGCTCGGTAACACCTACCCATCTGTCGCTTGGAGAAGATGACATTCCATTTTAATTAATATGGGCGAGTTGAAAGGCTCGCCCATCACCTACGGAGATACACATGGCAGGGCCAGACATAGCGCAAATGATTAAAGCAGCAGAATCAGGATTAACTAAAGCACAAACATCAAATCTATTTGGCTTTACAAGATACGAAATAAATAATGCTGTAACAAATTACGGAATAAAATTTAAAGCAGGCTACACAGCAGGCAATCAATATAATTTTAAACCACAAACATCACCAGAAGAGAGGCCAGAACTAAGAAGCCCATATAAATATACGAGTGAAAAAACTAGGCATGAACAGTACAAAGAATTTTTAACATCAACCAAATGTAAGCGAGAGAAAGCAGAGATAACATACGGCTTTGCAGTACATGAGTTTGAAGTGCAGCAGTATTTAAAAAATAAAAGGATGGCAGTCCCAGGCTTTCGTTCAAGGTTCGCAAGCGCACCATCAAGAACATAGCCTTCGTGCTAGGCAGCTATTATGGGAGAAGAATAAATAGCTGCCTTGCTGAAACTAGATACCAGATACCTAGATCATACTCAATGACTGCTCTAATGTTTCTTTGTTACGCCTAGTCCAACCACGACCAAAGGCTTCGAAAGTATTTAAACTTTCATAGAAACTTTGACGAACATCATACACATACTCAATAATAAATTTAGGTTCTTTCTCCATGATAAGACCAAGTGTGGCTGGGCCAATCGCTCCATCTTGAGTAGCACCTACTGCACGTTGAATAGCTTTTGCTGGTCGTCCGCTTCCAGAATTAACAGCCCAGTCAAACGCGCTCCAATCCAAACCAGAATAAAGTGAATCTGCTTTAACTCGATTCCAGTAGTTCTTCTTATAAATAGGAGCTACATCATCAGGTGTTAGGTCTCGCATTTCTTGTTCAGTAGACTCACGACCTATCCACTCATCGTATACCTTCTTAGTCACGCCAAGATTAGTCATGCCACCGCGATCTCGGCTATCGTTTACATAGCCACCTTCATGTTCAAGTAACATTTCTAAACATTTATCAAAATTTTCTGCACTCATTTCTTAAATCCCTTCATAGTTCTGATACCAAAACTTGCAGCTATACTAGCATACAAACTCCACTGAAACCATTGTGGTGCTGCCTCAAGATTAGCAAAGCCCTCTTTCATATAGGGCTGCAGCGGTGGAACAAATGAACAAGCAACGATTGCAATGAAACACACAGTCCAAGCCTCATCCTTCCAACTATTTTCGCTGGCCTTTATTGCTGCTTGCTCCCAAGAAATCTCACCAGTTGCAAGCTTCATCTTTGTTTCAGCCTCAGCCTTTTTAACAACAGCCTTTGAATCTATAACAGCACCAGCAAGATCAGCAACCTTACCCAATAAACCTAATCCAATCATATCACTTTCCTTTCGTGAACGCTGACGCACCAAAGAACGCAGCCACTATGCCAGCAACACTGACAAAATATACACTAGCCATACTACCAAGTATCTTGGCAGCCTCAATCAAAGTCAATAGATCAGCCAGCACCACCGCAAAGGGGTATAGGAGCATACCTGACAGGGCAAACCATGTCATCTTGCGTTGCGCATCACGTTGAGCATCTTCATCCTCTAGCCTACGCTTACGATCTTCATACTCAAGCGCATCCCATTCAGATTTATCTATGCTGCCATCACCATTGACATCAAATTTTTTAAACTCATCCATAATTATCTCCTAATCCGACAAGGGATTATCTAAAGCCCTTTGAAGTTTATCCATTAGCTTACTTTCTAAATCTTTCATCTCTGAATTTTGAGATGTTCTAACACGCTCTCTTTGATTTTCAAAACGCACCTCTGCTGCATCAATCAATGAACGTATCTTGTCCTCACTCTTGCGAACCATATCTTCGATACGATCTGTTTGCTGCTCAATGCGTAAGATGTCATCCTTTAATCCATTCTTAATATCCCTAGTATACTCAACAGATTCTTCTACTTTCTCTGAGATACCAGACACTTTAGCATCCATCACATCCATCTGCTGCTGGTACTCACCTATATCTAGGCCAGCAATATCTTCAATCTTCTGATACATAACAAAGCCACCATACAAACCACCAACCACAGTAGAAAGGAATACAAAGATAGCCATGATAGAGCTGAACGACATCTTAACACCGCCAGCTTTAAACTCACGATCTTCAAGTTCACCAACTGTTGTTAAATCTACCATTAGTTTTCAAAGTTCATTTCTTCTTGCAAGTTTTTTAATTCGTTTAATTCATTACGCAGCTTTTGTATTTCCAATCTTCG